CAGAGCTTCCGTTCAAAACGGAGTTTCTGGTATCGCTTATCAGGGAGTGCCTTTGATTAATGCTAACTACGTTGATAGAGGGTTGGCAATCTACGGTCTTGCTGGTTCACCTCCGGCAGTTGCAGAGCCAAACAGAATTATCCTGACAGTTCCAACAAATCATCACATTATGATTGACGGTAGCGGATTTGAAATGATTGACCCTTTCTACGATAGAAAAGATGATATTGTTTACTCGCCTGCTTCGGCAATGTTGGACTACCAATACGGTTACGGTGAATTGAATGTTATCGCAGGGTTCTAAATAAATTGAGGGGGAGTTAATTCTCCCCCTTTCACTTTTTAAATGAAAAATTGAAATGGCAACTTGCACAACAAAAATATCTACGGGTTTAGATGCCTCTTGCGAGGCGTTGGATAAAATCGGTGGAGTAAACAAAACAATTTACTTCGGCAACTTAGATGAACTAACGTTCACTACAAACGTGGCGGGTTACATTGATTCGGTAGTTTTAACGGCTTCCCCTCAAGCGTTCCTTTACAAGTTCATCGGCAAGACTAAAAAGCACAATTCAACTTTTGAACTGCAGGTAGGAGAAAACACTAACACATGGAAGCAAGCTGTTTTGGCTAAACTTTATTTCTACTTCCCTGCTGAAAGAGCGGCTATTGAGGCATTGACAACTGCGGATGATTTAGTTGCTTTCGTTCAAACTGAAAGCGGATTGTTTGAGGTTTACGGATGGTCTAAAGGAATCAGAGCAGAAGCGGCAACGGGCGCAAACGGAATCTTAATACAAGATGATACTTCATTGCTTGTAACTATTTCGGGCGAAGAAGTTTCTTTGCCTAAAGTATTGCAGTTAGATACAGCTTTACCGGGTAGCGATGATTACATTGGAGAAACTATTGATGCGTTGGATTTACTAACATAATGGATAACGAACTTTTACAAAAGGTTCGACAAATGAGGGAAGTTGGTTTTAATGCGAGTGAGCAGGAATCACTTCCCTTTTTGTTTGAAGCGGTTTTCGGAATGAAACTGAAAACAAATTGTAGCGGGTGTGTGAGGGACGGTTGGAATAGTTTAATGGGAAGATTGAAAGGGATTGAAAGAAAAGAAAATACGTTTACCATGTTTACCATAAAAGAACAATACAAGGACAAAGATTTTATCTTCTTGCACAAAGGGCAAAGGATTAAAGTTAATTCGGGAAACCTTAATGAAGAAAAAGCGCACTTGATGCTATCTTCAAAATATGCTCACGCGATTGAAGGGCAACCGGATATGCCAGAGCCTAAAACAGTTCAAAGCCCAAACGAAAAGGGGGTTGCCTCTGTATTAACCTCCGAGAATCAAAAGCAAGGCGTGACAGTTGTAAAGAAGAAGGGAAAAAAGAAGCTATCGAAATCGAATTTATAGAGGCTATTTCGGGAGCTACTATTCCTTTAAAAAACAGGATAAGAGCAAATGAAGAAGCGTGCAGATTAAGCCATATAAAAGCGATTAAGAGGGCAAAAGAGAAAGGATTAAATTGGGTTTTGATTTGTGAGGACGATATAGAATTTCAAAATAAGTTCTTTGAAAAATTGCAGAAAGTTTGGATTGAGGACTTCGATATGTTGTTCTTAAACGGGACAGACGGATTGAGAATAGTTCCAGAATCTTTTAATCAAAATTGGTTAAGGTGGTATGAGGGTTACGGTGCTTTTGCTTACATAGTCAATTCGAGGTTTTACGACATTCTAATTGAGTGGCTTACAAACCACGAACTACCAACCGATACGGTATTTACCATGTTCATGCAATTTTATAAGGTTTACAAATTAAAAGTTCCTTTAGTATTTCACAAGGCGGGGAAAAGTGATATTCAGGGAATAGTTCCAAAGAACTACAAACATTTAGAACGTGGCTATAAAGTTTAGACAATTTTTCAAAGCAATTCCTTTCCTTAATCAGTTTGTTCCTACACAGGAAAACACGACTAAGGGGATTTATATGTTCGGGCATGATAACCTTTTGCCGAACAAGTTAATGAAGTGGGTGCTGAATTCTGGAACTGCTAAAAGGTCAGTGAGTAAACGAAGTGCTTATATCAGTGCTGATGGATTTGTAGATGATAACGCGGCTAACTTTCAGGTTAATCCGATTCAAACTGCTGATAAGATAGTAACTGAAATTTCAGGCTATCAATCTTACTTTAAAGGGTTTTGTTTACACGTTAAAAGAACTCCTGAAATACAATTAACTGTTTTACCTTTCCAATGTGTTAGAAAAACTTTAGACGGAAATTTCATTTTCAATCCTACTTTCAACGATGTGAAGTATGATAAAAACGCTGACATAAAAATATCTGCCTTCAAAGGTGCTAAACTAACTCCACAACAACTTTTAGAAGTAAAAGAAAACGGTGAGATAATTTACGCTTACCACAGAAACGCTGATAATCCTCATTATCCTATTCCTGATTACTACGCAGGGATTGAGGACGTAAGAACTTCAAGCGAGTTACAGAAGTTAGATTTTGAAAGTGTTGTAAACGGTTTTATTCCTTCGGCTATTTTGACTTTTGTAGGTGAGTTGGACGATGAAGTGGAAGATGAAAACGGAAAGACAGAAGCGGATTACTTTAATGAAAGCCTTAACAGCTTTACGGGTGCTGAAAAGAACGCTGATGGTGTAAGTGGCAGAATGAGAGCCTTAGTTAATTGGGTTAGAACTAAAGACGAGATTCCTTCTTTACAGGCTTACGATGCTAAATCAATTATTGACGCTTCAAACTCAAAGAGAGAGATTATAGACAGGTCGGTTTGTAGGTTGTTTGGCGTTCATCCTACCTTAATCGGATTCGCAGACGCGGCTATTTTAGGCAATCAGCAAGCAATGGCAAACGCTTCAAATGAATTGAGTAATGATGTAGTTAGCGACCAACAACTTATCACAGAAGTCTTTGCAATGGTTTATCCTGAAATTAAGAATTGGGATTTGACCTCGTTCAAACCGATTAGCTACATACCTGACAAGATTTTAGATGATTTGACAGTTGATGAAAGGCGCGCTTTAGTTGGTTACGCTCCAACAGTAATAAATACAGATACGCCAACAGTATGATACCCTTAATAACAAAAGCGCAAATAGGTGAAATATGTAATCTGACATCTAACATAGATAACTTAGATGTTGATTCGTTTATTAGCGATACCCAAAAGTTTGATACCGCTTCGGTGTTTCCGCAAGCCCTATTAAACGCGATTGCATTACTTGTTGATACAGCGCAATGGAACGGGTCTGCTGCTTACGTGACAGGTGACAAAGTTTTCGTCCCTGCCGTTGGTTCGACTGATACTACCTACTACACAGCATTGGCTAATAACGTAGGCTCAGAACCTCCCTCCGCTAATTGGGAAGTGAATGAGTTAATGAGTTTCTACATTCAGTATCTTGTTCCCTTCATGGCATATTCGTTTTACTATCGATTCATTGCCTATCATGGTGCAAAGATTACACCTTCGGGGATAGTAGATATTTTAGATACTTCTGTTATGCAAGTTGTAAGCGATAAAAGACGTGCTGAAATGTTGGGGGACGCGGTGAACAAAAGAGATACTTTCTCACGTATGATTTCCAAAAAGCTAAACGATGTTAGCTATACTTTTGATGGAGTTCAATATTTGCCAGAAACAGGGAAGACAACACACATAAGAAACAAGATTAGAATTTACTCTTTGGGCGGTCACAAGTCCAAAAGGTGCAATCCATTTTCTGATACAATCGATTTATAATGCCTTTAGATTACACACAACTTAACCCGGTCACACAGCCGCAATGGTTCAAAGAAAGAATCATTGTTGGGAATGACATTGCTATTCCTGCAAACGCGGGGGCGGGTAAGGTTCTAACTTCGGACGTAGATGGAAATTTGACTTTGCAAGCTCCAACAGGCGGAGGAAATTCAAGCGGCAACAAACTTTATTTATTCAACAATTTTACATAATATGCCAATAGTAAACATAAAAATAAATTATGATAGTGTAGTAGATCCGTTACAAAGAATTCAGAAGTCTTTGGATATAATCTCACTTGCTTTTACAAGAAAGTATAGTGACGCTTTACCAACAGACCAACGGAGGGAGTATGCTTCTATTTACAAGAAGTGCAAGGACGCCATTGTTGCAAATCCCCAAACGGGCGATGTAGATTTTCAGAAGTCTGAAATTGACGAACTAAGGTCAATACTCGGCTCTATTACTACTACGGTTTTAGAAAGTCCTGATTTTGTGAAACTCGAAAATAAATTCAAGTAAAATGGCAGCAAACACTTCACCTATATTCACCCTAACTCCAAACATAGGATTCGCTCGCGGGGTCGCTGCTAACACTGCGTCAGATGGTAGCGGAACTATCTACACCGTATTTACGGCAGGGGCAGACGGTTCGCGCCTGGACAGAATAACGGCAAGGAACTCACAGATAACAGCAGCCGCCTCAACTGCAATGGTTATTCGTGTTTACATTTCCGATACAGCAGGGGCGAATTACAGGCTTTATGCGGAGCAAGCAATGGCAACGGCTACACGTAGCACAACGGCAGTAGGAGCAACAACTACCTTCAACTTTATAGGAGGGTTAATTTTAGCAAGCGGTCAATTAGTTGCAGTTTCTCAAAGTGCTTACGCAGGGGCTCAAGACCAAATGGATTACATCGCAGAAGGGGGAGATTTCTAAAAAATGGCAGAACCAACCAAAGTTAGCGGTGGAAAGTCTAAATACAGTCAGACAAAATCTAACTTACAAAATCCTATTTCCAAAGAAGATACGCATACTGAAAGGGGTTACGGAGTAAGCCGAAAGGATAAAGACCACTATGTTGGAATAGTTCACCCTGTATTTTATTTAGACGCTTATTACAAACAAGTTACTCCCGCTAATCCGGTCCAAAACACACAGCTAACAAATTGGACAAACAAAGGGACTTTATCTAATCAGTTTGTTGCTATCGCGGCTTCTACAAGTGTAGTCTACACAGAGGAATACCAAACACCATTTATAAAATTTGGCGGTGCAGTTCCTACTTTCAACATTTCGGGTTCTACTGCTTTGTTCAATTTTATCCATACAGCAGGGGGCGAATACACTATTTACGTTGTTATGAAAAATACAGTAAATGAAAATGTTGGTGGACTCAAAGTAATCAGTATAAACCGAAGCAACTCCGTTCAAAATGGCTACACATTATCTATAATAAATGACGGCGACAACAGACTTATTGCGTATAATGTAGGTAATGCTTCAACGTCTGTTTTTAAGCCAAATGATTCATCAGGAATTTGGGTTTCAAATTCTTTATACAATAGGAGGGACGATGTTGCTCCGTATATCATTTCTATTTGTTGTAGAAACATAAATCAAATAGGGGCTGTTTGTGGCGGGTTATATGTAAACGGATTGATGGTAAGGGAATTAGTGCAACAAGCGTTATTTGGAACGGGTAACGCGGCAACTAACTTTGTAATTGGTGACAGAACTTTGGGCGGGAATGACTTAAATTCAAGTATAGGGGAGTTGGCTATATTCAACACCATGCACGACCAGACCACACATAACTATAACATTCAAATGTTAAAAGAAAAATACAGAATTTAATTAAATTTGAGATATGAAAAGACACGACTACATCCTTATTCTGATTTCACTCTTAATGATTTTGGGAGTTAGTTTAAACGCACAACCTCAGTCTAACTTCTGCGATTCGGTTGCTTTTGTTACAGCTACAACTATCCCTAATCAACCAACAGGAGTAACTTTCAATCCTGCAAACAAAGTTCTTTCTATTTCTAACTCAGGCAATCCAAACGGATTTCAGATTAAAAAGATATTCGCCCTTAAATTAAGCGGCAACAGAGGTTATATTGAAGTTGTTTATTGGGGTGGGTTAATTTGTTCTGATTCTTTTTATGACTTCTATTACGGTGCTACAACTGCTGAAATTGAAAGGTATGTAAGGCAAGTATATCCGGGTAGAATAAACTCAAACGTTACGGCATGGATGCGTTATGAAGTTTACGCAACCAATGACGCTTATATTTTAAATTCTCAATCTATTTTCACACCATATTTTCAACCATGAGCAAATTCGCACCACAACACTATTGGGAACGCACCCCTAAAATTGCGCGTAAAGTCGGGGACTCAATTCTTATTTTTTGTGTAGGGGCTTCGCCTCTAATTATGACTTTGCCTATTTCGGAACATGACCAGAAATGGTGGATGTTTGGGTTATCTATTACGGGAGTAGTAGCTAAAGTAATTACTAACTTTTTCAAAGAAGCAGATGAATAATGGCAATAGATATAACTGCAATAATCCTATCCGCATTACCTCCGATAGTTGTAGCTATTATGTTTTATGCTTCGCAAGGGGAAAAAAACAGCGATATGATTAGGAGATTATCAACTTTAGAGGAAGGTCAAAGGGAGCTTGAAAAATCTAATTCTGATTTGAAAGGCACTACTCGGATTGTTTACGAGGGCATGGCTCGAATTGAGAAGCAGAACAATGAAATATACTCGGAGCTTTCAAAGATAAATACGGAGTTGAAAGAGATTTACAAGAACGGGAATAAATGAAACTCCACTTACCTTATATTTCCGCAATCATTCTTTTGGTCGGGCTTTTCTAAATTTTCCGTTGCAATGTGTTTAGCGCAGTATTCCCTCATCACAGTTTCAATTAAATTGGTAGCTGACCTGTTTTGTGCTTTAGAAACAGTTTTAATGTCGTTCACCAGTTGCTCTTCAATTCTGTAACTCTTTGCTATTTTCATAAAAGTGTTGGTTGTATTTTCCTTTCAACAGTAACTATCGTATCATTCTTACTTCCTCCGTGTGGCACTAAAAGAATTTCTATCATTTCAAATCCTCTTTTCAATCCTATTCCATTGCTACTCCATCCGCAAATGATACAAATTCCGTTTGGCTTTAAAATCCTTGCAACTTCGCTTTTACAGTTACCCCAATATCCCATATTTGAAACGTGTATTTCTAATTTATCTTTTCCAAAGCTCTTATACATTTCGGTTGCTTGTGATATTGAATAAGGTGGGTCATATAAAACTACATTGGCCGAATTATCGGGTTGTAACTTTAAAAACTCCAAAGCATCTAAATGATATTGCGTATCCATTTCTGGGTTCAAATCATTTCTAATAGTTCCTATTTTTGAGTTGTTAGCCCATGCGTCAACAACAACAGCACCATCGTAAATATATCTTTCAATAAGTTCTTTTATTGGCTTAATAGTAAAGGTTAAACTATGTGGCATAGCCCAAACTCTATTCATTCTGATAGTTGAAAGTAAGCTGTGAATCGTTTGAACTTTGTCGGTCAATTCCCATCCAAGAGATTCAATTATTTGAGCATCCGTTTTGTTCGGATATGCTTCTTTGTATTGATTATATTTTTCCATCTTCTTCTTTTTTGCTAAAAGTTGTCTATTGGGATAAGCACATTTTACATTCATTTTTTCTAACACAATGGTCGGGTGTAATAAATCCCGCAACACATTCATCGGGCAGAGATTTGAAAATAGGAGGTGATGAAATTTCTTTTAAATAGAGGTCAATTATGTGAACTATGTCGCTCGTCCAATAATTTCTTCCGCTTGCTGGCTTGTTTTCCGATACTATCCTTGTAAGTATTTTTTCTTGAAGTTCTGTCATAGTGCATTCTTTTGTAGTGCAAATGTAAATACATTTACCATACATCCAAAGATTATTTGACTTTCTATTTGTTAAAATTATTTTACATTAGCGCAATGAATCAGATTTGCTTATACAGGGGGGCTATTATAATTCTGGTCGGGCTTTTCTTTGTCCTTCGTGGGTGTGATTCGAGGGTTAAAAGTGAGTTGAAACGGGAGAAAGAAACCTTACTTGATTCGGTCAAAATCCTATCCAAAGAAAACAAAGTGATTAAAGGGGATATAAGCGACTCAAAAGAGGCAACAAAGAAAGCTACGGAAAACTATAACAACGTTCTTAAATCCATTTCCAAATTAGAAACAGGGCTAAAATCTTTACAGAATGAAAACAAGAATAAAGTTAGCGATACTCGTATGCTTAATGATTCAGCTACCGAAACTCTCTACCGGGCAAACGTTATTAGATATTCCGACCTCTGAAAAGAAGATTTGGAACGTAGTTAGCCAGTCTTTTGAAAACTGCAAGTCCGAAAACTTGTTTTTGGTAAGGACTTTAGACACTTGCAAATCTGCTATTGAAAAAGCTAACATTTCTATTCGCTCAAAGGACGTTACTATTGACCGACAAGAATTACTAATTGCAAATCTTGAATACACGGTTGAACTGCAAAAAGGAATTACCAAAATAGATTTGAAACTCGAAAAGGAAAGAAAGACAGCCGCAACATGGAAAACTATCGGTTTCACTTTAGGCGGCTTTGGATTTGGTGTGTTGGTTCCTGTTTTGATTGTGCTGTTTAAATAATATATTTGAGTATGAATATAAATTACGATACAACTACTCCTTTCGAGAAAGTTTCTTTTTATGACGATGATTTAACAGGCACTGCAACAGACTTGAATTACGAAGAAGATTGGAGCTAATGGACAAAACTACTATCGAACGCATCCAACTTTTACACCCTTCGCTTAGAAATGAAGCAGGGGAAATATACAAAGAGATTCGCGATGCGTTGAAAGGTCGCGCTATTTGCCGTTTCTCTCACACCCTTAGAACCTTTGCAGAACAAGACGCTTTATTCTTGCAGAAGCCAAAAGTAACCAACGCGAAAGGCGGCTACTCATACCACAATTACGGATTAGCGATTGATATTGTTTTACTCAAAGACAAAGACGGCAACGGAAGTTTTGAAACTGCGAGTTGGGAGACAGACGTTGATTTTGACGGTGACGGTGTTGCTGATTGGTTAGAAGTAGTAAGCATATTTAAGTCGTTTGGTTGGGAATGGGGAGGCGATTGGAAATTTCGGGACGCTCCGCACTTTCAAAAAACATTTGGTTTATCGGTTAGGCAATTATTTGCATCGGTTGAAAACAAACATTTAGTTCCAAATACAAATTACCCTCTTTTGCGATAGCTTTCTTTTTCATGGTTTGGGCGGGTGTAACAACCAGCCTTTTTTTATACTTGTCTGATACTCATGTAAGTTTCGCGAAGTAACATGTTATAAGAAACCGCAGTGTCCGTTATTATTTTCATTGTGTCGAATACAAAAAATGAATTTAAACCCCCTCCCTCAAATTCGTTAATGAATCAATTACCCAATCCCAAATTATTACCTCATTCTCTGCTTCCGATTGCATATAGGTAGCATGTTTGCTATCCCAACTCTTGCGAGAATAAGTCTTTAGTTTCTGCTTTGATTTTGTCCGTTGCGCTTTCGCAAACTTCATCATCGTCTTTACTGTTGTCATGTTTCCATTCCATGTTTAGTTTATAAATGTGGTGCATCACTGCATCCGTTACTGCCAACAAGGTTTTTTCGTCTATCGGTATATTTTTCTTCGCCAATCGTTCAGAAATTACTTCCTGCATATCCTTATTCTCAATCGGTGTTCCTGATACTACTACTTTGTATTTTAGTGCCATAGTTCGTTTTTAAAAAGAAGCAGACTTCGACAGTTTTCGGAGTTTGCCCGGAATGAGCATACAATGCTTTTACCGGCTCTTATTAGCCATCCTCGCGGGTAGGCAGTCTGCTTCTTTAGTTTCATGCGCTGACGCGCTTACCATCCCTTCGGTTTAAATTCATTTTTAGTTTCTCTTTCTTCACTTCTTTTTCCCTTTGATTACTGCGGCATCTTATAACATAAAATTAGGCGTAACGGGTGTCGCAGGCTTTATCTGGTTACTGTTTGCATACAATGCAGCAGTTCCTTGTTATCGGATAGGTGTTACCACTCTATCCCCCCGCTACGCTAATTTTCGATACGTTCAAAAGAAATTCGCTTCACTCCGAAAAATCGTTATCCCAACCAGCCCACCAAATGTGACAACTTCTACAAGCGTAACTGTTGTTCGTTAAAGTTGTTTTACCTATATCACTACTCCCGCACATGGGACATAACGATTTTTCTACTTTCCGCTTTACGGAACTACGTTCAGGAATGACCTTCACTGACGTTCCTATTTCTTTTGAACGGATTCGGTGACTAAGTTTCTTGTCTTTCATATTTTAGTTTTGTTGTTTACGCTCGCGAACTTCTTTGAACACTGTGTTGCCTCAATGAGCAAGACCGAAACTTAGACCGCATTTCGCGACTACGAAAAATATCAACTGCAAAGCCAGTTGAATTTTCCTCGCTGCTCACTGCGGCAACACCGAATCCGTTATATGAAATTAAAAAACACTCGCATCCGTATCCACCATAATCTTGTGATGTTCCAAAGTTTCCATTTACTAAATATGAATGGAAATACCTTTAATGTGGTCGCTTCTCCGTTGGCAACTTTGCTTATCACTATGGCTGTTTGCATCTTGCCAAAACTTATCACATCATATTTATCAATCCCGCTATCATAAGCAGTATCAATCTTGAAAGCCGTGTTTTTTAACTTCATATAACATTGGGTTTAAGAAATAATTTTTTCATCTTTTATTTTTTTATGGGTTAAAAATTACTTCTCAAACCCACGTCCGTTAAGGACAAAATTTCCTCGCTCGAAAAATTATGCTGGGCACTCATACCCACAATTTACGCACTTCCTAATTCCTTCATCGCATAACAGTCTATTATCCCAATCATGGCTACATAATTTTTTTCTCTCGTCAACGCTGCGCTTATCATTTAAAATTTCGAGTGCCTTATCAATTTCCGAAATAATTTCAGATGCCTTTTTGATTTCAGCTTTCCACATCATTTGAGATGATTCGCTCATGTTAGGAACATTGTTCAAATAATGGTTAGCATCTGAAATTATTTCTGTGTTCTCTTCTCTTGTTTTAAGTAGTAGTGTTATTGGTATTTCCATGTTTAAAAAATTTTAAATATCGCTTGCTTAATTTGTCCTTAACGATTTTCGATTCCAACCGCTAAGAACTTTACTTTGCCCTGTGGTTGCCGCTCGGAACTTCAATCCTTAACACACAATTTCCCGCAAGTTTCTCGCGGTTGGTAACCTCGGTTTTTGCTAAGTGTCGTTGAAACAACGCCACCGCGAAAAACCTGCGGAAATCGAAAATCGTTATAGGCAATGGCTAATCCTCCACCACCTCAATTATATCATAAACTTTTTGGTCAACACCGTATAAGCATAGTTCTTCATCTCCTGTTTCCTTTTCAATAAACCAATGCTTATATCCAAGCATATCACCTTCTTTGATGATTTTAACACTTCCATTTCTGAAATAGCAATCAAAAAGTTTATTATCAGATTTTCTTCTTATTGTAGCTATTGAATAGTTGCCACTGCCTATAACATCGGCTATATTCAATGGCTTACTTTCTGCTGTTATTAAAGTTTTTTGTTCCATATTATCGTTTGTTTATTAATCAATTTTTATTCTCCTAATACGCCACTAAATATAGCCGTGTCCGATACAAGAAATTTCGCTCGCAGAACCTCGCTTTACGGTGCTACGTTCTCTTTTAAAACTTTTTTAAGTAACACTCTTGTTTCCGAAAAAGCAAGTGCCCTACCATATTGAAGCGTTTGCCTCTCATCCCAAATTTCCATATCTCTCACAGGGCAATGCTTCATTGCTTTTTCTTCTGATAACTCTAACCATTTCAGTAAGCCATTTAATTTTTCTAAGTCTGTCATATAAAAAGTTTTAACGTTCACTTACGCACCTAATTTCTTGTATCGGATTCGCGAACAGTGTTCTGCTTATTTCAATTTTCACTTACTCATACTCGCGCAACTTCTTGTATCAAGCGATTGCAGAATATTGAGCTAAGTCCGAACCCTGACGGCTGTTTCTCGCTACAGTAATTTAAAAGAACCAGATTAGCAGTAGTATTGTAATCACTCCTATCGCAAATCCATGTATCAATCCATCTATATATTGCTGTTCCATCATTGTTCTTTTAAATTCCCTTCGCGCTCAACATCCGCAATCGCGAATCCGTTAAGGCAGAATTCCTCCGCTGAAACTTAAATTCAAACCGCTCACCCTCTATCCGCTGCGCGGATTTTAAATACTCTATTTAATAGTTCTGTCATACATGCAAATACTACCTGCTACTGAAACATTCATACAATAATCACCGGGCAACTGAACAAGTTTATGGCATTTTTCTATTGCCTCTTTTGTAAGCCCGTTATCTTCCGATCCTAATAAATAAACTGCTATTTCTGGATGCTGAAATTCTTTTATTGGAATACTTTTCTCGTCTAACTCAATTCCTATAAGTTGGCAGTCATAAGGAATTGCCTTGTAAAAGTCCTCAAATGTTTGATAGTTGTATAGAGGTATATGCCTCCAACTTGCCATAGTATCACTTGCTTGTTTTTTGTATCTCTTTCCAATAGTGAATATGAAACTTGCTCCCATTATTGAAGCGGAACGCCAAAGTGTTCCAATGTTCATTTCTGTTTTTGTATTTTGTATTCCGATACCAAAAAATCCTCTTGTCTTTTTCATGTTTA